TTTACATAGTTTTGTATAAAGTATAAAGGGTCTTTAGAACACTTTTCAAATTCTATAATTTGTTCTTGTGTAAACTCTACAGTTACGTTTACTTTTTTAAGATTCGGATTACCTAGATAGACTTCATTCATTAATTATAATTCCTTCTATATGTGTATAACCTAATTGTAATGCGGCCTGTATTCGTTGATTGCCTCTCCATACACTATATTTCTTCTCAACAAAGTTAACACCATTCGCACCTAATCTTAAATTTTCAGATTGTTCGTGTTTCATTATCTCAATAGGTTCTATCATATCTTCACCATTTAATAACTCTTTTAAAGGAGTTATACGTGTTATATAAGTTAAATCACTTATCTGAAATATCTGTTTCTTCGGATTTAATGATTGTGCTTTTAATATTTTCATTTTCTCTTTTCAACATTTTTTGTAATTCAGCAGTAGAACCTACAAACAAAGCATTTTTAATATTTTGATTTGCAGTTTTAGGTAAGTCTTTTAAATCTTTTAATTTCTTTTGTAAGTCTTGTAACTTATCTACTGTTTGTGCAACGTTAGTAATTAACTGGCCTGCTACTTCGTATGCTCTTGGATGTTGGCCTTCTTTTGCAATTTCTAATATACCTTCAATTGCTTCTTGACCCTTTTGTATAAGGTCATAATAATTATCTCTACTATATTTGTAATCGTTATCTACATCAGATTTGTTTGTATCTTCTATTCTAGGAACAGGAGGATTATCTATCTTAACTATAGATTCTAGTGTAGGCTTATTATCAGGTTCTATGCCAAGTATTTCGTTTACTTTATCTTCTAGTTTTGTCATAATTAAACATCAGTATCAGTCGTTGGGTTATACTTCTTACTGTCTGTGAAAGAAGTAATTGTTGTTGTAAATCCAAAATCATCATCTGCATCAGCCGTAGTAGGGTCTGGCACTACCACAATTCTTTCTTCTCTTTTTGCCGTTGTTGTATTTGTATCAGTGTAAATATCTGACTGTACAGTTTTAATAACACCTTGATTGGACATAGGCCCAAACAAATATGTTTTGGCAGTAAAGTTTAAGGTATATATAACGGCCCTACGAGTCGTAAAATCACCTGAATAACTATCTTCATATGATAAGCTATTTAAAATTATAGGTATATCTCTTTTAATATTTAAAGCAGGTACAACATTTACAGTTACAGTATAATCAGGTTGAAAGAAAGGAAGTATTTGTTCTACTATTTGTAAACCATTTTCAGCAGTGGCAGTAAATGCATATAAATTTAAACTTATATTATAAGGTACAGGTACATAATTAAAATTAAGAACCTTGCCATCTTCACCTGTTTTAACTTGTTTAAATTTTTGAACTCTTGTTAATTTTCTTGTAGCGTCATATGCTAAACCAGAAATTTCAAATCCTAATCTAGGCAATGTAATCGCAAAACTACGATCATCTAAATCTGGTTTTTGGTCAAGTCTAACTAAAAACTTTTCTTTTGGTGCATAGGCTAAAGGTACTTTTAATCTTTTTGTTACGGCACCTGTACTTGAAGTTGATTGAATAACAATGTTATTAAATAATTGACCAAATGCAATTATTATTTTTCTCATTCCTTCGTTGTAAAAAAAATTACCAAACATTAGTCAATTTCTCCAAATGGGTTTCTTTCTGTAAAGTCTAATATATCATCAGTTACAGACTGTGTATCAAAACCAGCTTCTGTATCTAAATCTAAATTTTGTGCGTAAGTAGACTGAGTGGCCACCGTTGTTGTAGTTGTTGATTCTTCATTTAAGAAGAAGTTAGCTTGACCAGATGACTGGTCTTGTTCTAATTGTAAAGAACCAGTTTCATTCTCTAAAGTAAATCTATTGTTTAGTAGATTTAAAGAGTAATCAGTTTCTTTAGCATCTATTTCTGTAATACCTGTATTTAATTCTTCTGAACTGTATTCCCAACGTGTTACTCGTAATTTATAAACTGGTAGATTACCTAATTGAAAAAATGGTTCTTGGTCCTCTACAAACTGTATTTCAAAAAAACTATTCATTAAAGGAAAATATATAATATCTCCTTCATTAGGACGGCCTTCTACAATCTGTGTCATTGGATTATCTACTTGATTTTGCCAACTTCTTTTAGAAATAACAAATGTTGTATCTTCTCTTATTTCTAATCCAAATTTATTAATTAATTCTCTTTGGCCTGCAAATCCTTCAGACGTTTCAAAATACATTTCAATTAAATAACTATCGTCAAACTTACTAGATGTATCTTCACCTAATATTAAATCTCTATTGACTAATGTTCTTGGTAAATAATAGACATCGTGGCCATATATCTTTAGGCCTTCTACAATTAAATCTTCGTAAAGTGTTTTTTCAGCTTGATTGCCAATACCTTGGCCGCCTTGAAAATAATGATTTACTGGCATAGTATTAACCTACTAAAAATGCTGGTGCTAATTCAAAACTATCTCTAATTTCTTTTTCTAATTTTTCAACGTCTGTAATTGCATCAGTATAAATTTTTTCACCATTTAATTTAACTCCGCCAATCATAGTTACTCCATCAAATTTACTTAGATTAGCTCCCCATTGTTTTTTAAATAATGCCGTAACATATCTTTTTAACCATTGGTCATTAAATACGTCTGTGTATGTTGTTGGATCTAATTTACGATAACAGTCTATAATTAAAAATTCTCCAACTTCTAAATCGTGTACCCAATCCATATCAATATACAAACGATTATCGTGTTGTTGAAATCGTATAGGTTTTATACCCACTAATATTTGATCTAAGAAATCTAAATGTCTTAACACCATATCATAATTAATAATAGATGTTGAAGCAAAATCATAAAGGTCATTTAAACGTAATTGGTATCTTACGTCAAACATATTCATACTAGCTTTATCTGAAAATGGAAATATATTCGTTACACCAATAACGGTTTCAGGCACCACTAGAAAATTGTTTCCTTCATACCAAGTAGATGAAATAGAATTTTTAGTGGCCGTTTCTGTTGAACCTAAAGGTGCTTGTAATCTGGCTTTATCAGCATCTGTAACTTGATATTTTAAATATGTTCGTCTAATACCATCATAGTGATATTGAGCATAAAATTGTAAGGCTTCGTCCAGTCTATCTTCTAACTGGTCGTCATCAGCATTAATCTCTATAACTGGTTTACCTAATGCTCTTAAAGCATATTGTTTAAGTGTTTCTCGTGTTGCTGGAGTTGCCATAATCTCTACTATTTATAATAATAGGATTAGAACTTATATCGTATTGTCGCTAATAATTGAGGGTTATAATCTTTATAGACACCTGTATATACTGATGTTTGTTCTTTATCGTGGTAATACAAACCAAACTCTAAGCCAGCTCTTTTATCTGGTCGTTTGTGTTTATCATCTTCTGTATGTATATTGTAAACAAGTCCGTAATAGTTACCTGTAAATCCTAGGTCATCATTTTCTGTTCTGTGAACTGTACCATAAATTTTTTCATTAAAACTATATAACACACCGTAGTCATATCTGTTCTTGTCAGCAAAACCTGTATCTTTATCGTCCCAAACTTCTGCACCCCATATTAAAGGAATGTCCCAACGATATAAACTGCCACCTAATGACCAGCCTTGTTGTGTTCTTTCATTAAAACTAGAAACACTTGTTGAACTTTTTGGATTTTTAATTTGCATATAAGATAAATCAGCATAACCAAAGAGTCCTACTGTTGCACTTGTATATAAAGCATCTCTCTCGTTATCCCAACCTACAACTAAACCTAATGGTAAATCATTTCTTAATCTATATGAATCAAAATCAAATTGATCGTCCCAATTAAAACCACCAATTGCAAGAACTGTTTTTTCTCTATGGTCTAACCTTGAATTTGTTTGTGTAATAATTAATGGTGCACCTACTTTAGGTGTCTTAGCAAAACCTAAACGTTGTGCGTCTGTTTCACCAAGATATAATCTGTAATAGTCATTACCAAATCCCATTTGTTTTTCTTGTACCGTATTATTTAAAGTAGTATCAAGTGAATAATAAGTATCGTATAACATTGAAGCGCCAGTCCAATTTACATAATGATTATTAAACTTATGTGTAATGCCTATTTGTAATTCAGCTCTTGAGTCTAAACCACTATCGTAAGTACGGTCATCATAATAACCTTCAACTTCACCTGTAATAAAAAGGCCTTTAGGTATTGATAGTTTGTTTGATTCTAATTGACTAATTCTCTTTTCTAAATCAGATATTTTCTTTTCATCTGCCATTACAACTGAAGATAAAAACATCAAAAAAATAATAATATATTTCATATTAAGTATTTATCTTTGGAAAAAGATGGTCTCTATTAAAGGCTATTACATCTTCTTCCTCTAAACCTAAAGATAACATAACTCTAGGTGTATGTGGATTTTGTTGTTGATATTCACAGTAGTAATTCTGTGCCTTTATAACATCTTCTTGTTTTGAGTCATTTTTGAAATTAACAATTTTATCTAAGTAGTTATGTAAATTACTTTCGGCCATTGTTGTGACTTGGAACAATTCTTCTTCTGTTTGTATATTACCAGCGGCAATCATACCACCACTAAAGATGGCCTTTGCCCAATCTGGTAACTCTCTCTCTTTACTCGGTTTATACCATTTTGTTTCATTGATAAACCAATTCGTTAATGGGTGTTCTTTTTTAAGTAATGGTGAAAAATCGTGGAATGCACCTGTTACTTTATTCTTACCTGCAATTACATCAAATCCATATATTGGGCCACCATTTGTAAGGCCAGGAAATAAACAAACGTGCATCATCCATAAACCTTTAGTATCTCTTGCATCAACCACGTCAACGTGTGCTCGTCTTATATTATCATTTTTCCAGGTACGGTTAACCCATCCTTCTTTATTAAATCGTGTCATACCTTCCTCAAAGTATTCTGTACAATTTAAATCTAATATGTCTATGATATTATTCTTGCACTGTATAAGATTTTCCCAAATCATTCATTTCCTTAAATAGTTCTGTAGCATATTCAAAACATAATTTAGCTTCAGCGACCACGTTTACTTGATACGTGTTCATATATTGATTTATTAATTCTCTTACGACTCTCTTTGTTTCTTCTGGTTTTAGAAACACAAGATATGTATTAGGGCCAGGTGTTTTTCTTTTAATCATTTGCCCACCATATAAATCTCCCATATGTCTTACATAGATATGTGCATATAATTTTTCAGCATCACTTTTAATTGTATCTAAGTGATAAACGTATCTTAATGTGCTATCTGTGATGTGAGGTTTTTCTGGTTTGTTCCACAGTGAACGAAAGTCGTGGTCTATTTTTTGTGCTCTGTCAAGGCCAGGTGTTTGTCTAAACAGGCCGTTTTCAAAAGCATATTTTTCTAGTGTTGAATAACACTGTAATAAATTAAACAAATATGTGGCATAAAGGTCTGGTGGTATTTGGCCAGACATAAGAGTTTGAACAAAAGGCTCCGATTCGGCCTTTCTATGTTCTTCTAAAGTGTATTCTTTAATATCACTCATTTTTTTAACTCCTCATAGTTATCAGGATTTCTTATAAACAATCTCATACCGTACATATCATCTTTAATATCTAAAGTTTTAAATTTTATGTCCTGATATATTTCGTCTGCAATTAACCATCTAGGCATTTTAGGTCCTTTAATATCCATTAACCAATAAAAAACATTTCTTTTGTCAGAAAAGAAAAAAAAATATTCGTATTTAAATTGTGAATCAAAAAGGTAACAATATTTTTTTCCTCCACTTTTTTTAAATTCGTTTGTAACTTCCCACTGTGCATCAGAAGTTAATCTAATTATATGTGGAATTCCTGGTTGTTCTTCGTATCTATAAGCCATATTAAATAATTAAATGATTACTACATTCAGGATCGCCCATCTCTCCTTTGACA